TCCCCATTTACAGGGCAACGCCGCTGTACTTGATCGCCACGCTGAGGACGCTGGCCGAAGTCGCCATGCCGAGCAGGCACGAATATTCGCCCGAGCCGATATCGGCGACAGGGCAGATACCGCCCGGAGTGTCGCTGAGATAGTAGGCCACGCCAGCGGTGAGCGTTCCGCCGATGGTGATATCGCCACCCGTCAGCACGAAAAGCGGCTGGCCGGCAGACGCGCCATTGAGCGCGATACCCTGTGCCGTGCGCACCGCAGCGGTCGCGCTGTTATTGTCGGCCAGCTTCCATGTGTTGGAGCTATCATCCAGATACACCACCTGCCCGGCAGTGATGGTCGCGCCAGCGGTTCCGCTCTTGCGGGTTGAGTTGGTGCCGGCGAGGACGTTGGCGGCTGTGATCGAAATGTCTGCCATGATGGCTCCTTACGCCGGTCGCGCCCGGCATTCCCAATAGGACTGCGCCGGGTCTTGCTCGACCGACGCGATGAAATAGGTATCCCCGTCCACGGTGACGCGGCAATCCGTGTTGAGCGCAATGCCGACGCCATCCTGCAACACGATCACGCGCACGTCGCCGGAGGTGTAGCCCGGATCGATGCGCATGCGTTCTGTGCACGCATCAACCTGGAGCTTGACTGCCTCGGAAGTCTCGACCGTGCTGCCACCGCCATAGCTGTCCGCCACCATGGCGACATGCGTTAGCGTACCGTCCAGATAGAGCGCGCCGAACACGTCGCCAAACAGCGCCGATATGTCGGCATAGATGCTCATTGCGCCCATGCCGCAGGATAGGGAAGCACAGGCTCCCATCCGTCAGCCGTCGCTGTGGTTCCAGCTGCGACCGCTCCACCGGCCTTGTTCTGGCGGAGCAGGGAGTAGAATTGCACGCCATAGACAGTGCGGCCCCACGGGTCAGGCGCGGAGCCATCCCCGGCTTTTTCTCGCGTGAGCGTGAGGTTGCCGCTCTTGATCGTGGCGAAACCGGACGCCTTGGCGTCGTTGCTCGATCCGATGCCGTTCATGGCCATCAGGTGGCATGCCAGCAGCATGATCGCGTCGGCGTAATCGCCTTCGGTCCACGTCTCATCCACCGAGCGCATGGCGCGCGTCAGGTAGGCGTCCACGGTCGCATCCGCGCGGACGCGAACGCCGGATACATGGTCTTGAGGTCGCTGGCAGTCGGTGCGGTGTATGCCATGGCGCGACCATAACAAAAAAAGGCCCGGCTGTGAACCGGGCCAGTTGGTGCGGTGCAGGAGGAGGGTGCACCGCTAAACTGCGTTGGCGCGTTCCGCGATCTAGGCCAGTCGTCGCATCAGCGCGATAGCCTCGCGCATGCGATCATTGCCGAATGCGCCAGAGAAATGGCGCGCGAGGTCTTCGTCTGAAAGCGTCTTGATGCCCTTGATGGTGAGCATGGTTAAATCTTCCGAACCCGACCCACGGCGTCAACCTCGTCGCGCGTGACTGGTTTGCCGTAGATGGCCTCGACGGCGGCGATGGCGGGCTTGCCTGCCTGCGTCCAGTGGTCAGGCTCGCCATCGTCCAGCTTGGCGACGGCTTCGGCCATCGACGGATCGGAGAAGCCATTGCGGTCTGCCCACGGCGCGACATCGAGTAGTTCCTTGACCGCTTCATGCACATTGTCGGCGTTCACGTTCGGGTCGCCGAACATCGCGGCAAGCGCTGCCAGCTGGGCGCGGTCGCGGTTCACCGTGTCTGCGGATGCGGCATGCGCATCGCCATGCCCATCCACCGCGAAAACCGCCGTATTGGCGATGATATTGGCGGCTTCGCCATCCTCGAACTCGGCCTGAACGGTCTCGCCGGGCGCGAGAACCCGCACGCCCTTTGTGGTGCGGACGCCATACGGCGCATTGATTTTGTTCGTGACCTTGAGCGTTTTCATTGTGCGAGTTCCTTGCTGATGAGCGACCGTATCAGGGCCGATGGCGTAGTATCGCGCGCGGAGCACAGTGCGGCAAGCGCCGCTTTTTCCTCGCTGCGAATGTTGATGAAAATGCGATTATCCATCGCATCCGGCTTGGGCGGTTTCGGCGGACGCGGCTCGCGGATAGGCGTAGTCGCCGCAAGCTCCGCGCGATCCGCATCGGTGGCGTGACGACGCCATACCTGGTCAACGCCCTGCCGCGTCATGCCGAAAGCCGCGCCCACTGCGGACAGGCTCTTGCCCGTGGCGCGCATCCTGATGATTGCTTGATGCTTCATGTCCATGAGCCGCACATTGCCATGTCAATTGCGTGTTGACAAGCCCCGCGATAAATGCGCACCGTTGCGCATCGTCAACAAGGAGGACGGCATGTCCGACACAGTAGCAGCATCGCAACTCAAGGCCTTCATCGAGCGGATCGAGCGGCTTGCCGAAGAGAAGCAGGCCATTTCCGACGACATGAAGGAAGTCTATGCCGAGGCCAAGGGCAACGGCTTCGACACCAAGGTGCTGCGCAAGATCGTCTCCATCCGCAAGCAGGACCAGAACGAGCGCATGGAGACCGAAGCGCTGCTCGAACTCTACATGAGCGCGCTGGGCATGGCGGCGCCGACAGACGGTGGCGAGTGATGGGCGCAAAGCGAGACATAGTGCTGCTGTCTCTCGGCGTATCCATCGGAACGTCAGCCGGAGCTGTGGTGACGGCAAGCTGGGTGCTTGCGGTGATGGCGTTGGCAGGGCTCGCCATCGCGTGGGCAGTTCGGAGGTATGGGCGATGAATAGGAGGCAAGAAGCGTTTGCCACCATGTTGCTGGAATGCGCCATTGGTACCGGCCTACTGATTGCCGGATATGTCACTGGCGAGTGGCCTTACAGCGTCGGCGCAGCGGCTGCATTTCTGTTCGCCGTCATCATCGCACTGAGGGAGAAATGGCTGTGAACTCCACCGGATCACGCGAATATATCGACGCAACCACCGTTGCCGACGCCATCAACCGCGCCATCGCAGATGAGCGCGAACGATGCGCCCGTGTCGCGGAAGGATTCGAACAGACGCGCGATTGGGTTCCGGGCAGTCTCTATGACAGCATCCGGCGCGAGGTTGCGGCGCGCATCCGGCGCGGTCCGCCGGCAGTGACCGACGCCGACGCCGCTCACGCCATCGAGAGGCGCGACCTTCCATGACGTGGAATACCATGACGCAAGACGAGCGTGACCGGGCCGCTATCGACGGTCGCGCCAACGGCAAGAGCGCATCGCAGATCGCGGCGATGTACGGAACGACGCGCAACGCCATCATCGGGTATTGGGGTCGCGTCAAAAACCGTGGGCACGTATTGCCTCGATCTGGCAGCGCTAAGCCCAAACCGAAGCCGGCGCGCGCACCAAAGCCCAAGCCGCCGCCACGCCCGGAGCCGGACCGCATTGCAGTACCGCCGCCCATGCCGGTCGATAGGACGGACTGGACGACACAATGCCGTCCGCCACTGGCTGGCGTGCCGCCCGTGAGCCTGGTTGACCTGCCGAACCGTGAAGGCGTCCGTTGCCGGTTTCCAGTAACTGGTGGCTACTGCGGCGCGCCATCAGGTGAGGCGATGTACTGCCCGGATCATCATGGCTTCGTCTATGCGAAAAGGCCGCCCGATGAGGGGCGGCCTGTGCAGTACGGCGCGGCGAAGAAGCGTCAGCTATTCAGCACGCCATCGAGGTAGCGGATGGCGCCGGGCAGGCGGACTTCCGTGCCGCCTGTCCGCATGATTCCGGCCACTTCCCAGACCATGCTCGCCTTCTGGAACGGCGGGAGGAACTGGTGCGGCATGGGCAGATGGAACCGCACCACGTCCGGCGCGCGGCGATACACCACAACGCGGCCGTCGCCTCCGGGGTCTGCCGTGGCGAGCGCGCGGTTGGCGCGAACGAGCAGCGGCTGGTCAGTTTCGGCGGTATAGGAGTTGTTCTTGAGCAGGTAGCTCAGGATGGTCTCGTCGGAGCCGGACGAAAGCTGCGTCGATGCTAGATAGTCGCGGATCGCAGTCGGCATGATCACGGTGTTCGCCATCTCGGTCTCATTCGAGCCGGAATAGACGCCGCTGATGCCGTCATTGATATCCTTGAGAATCTGCGCCGGGGTCTTGTCGTACCACCACGTCACACTGCCGGACCCATTGGCGGCCACGTCAGCCGCCGACACGTTGCCGTCGTTGAACAGGCCCGTCATGTTCTTTTCGGTATTGCCCGTGGTGGCGAGCTGCCACAGGAACTGCTCCGCAGCCCGACGCGCGGCACGGGCCTTGTCGGCGCCGATGTCGATGCCGGTCATGCGCGCCCGGTTCACCTCTTCGAGGTTCCACTCATATCCGATCGCGGCCATGTAGAACGGCGCGGTGAGCTGCGTGCGCTGGATATCCGCATACGGGATATCGAACGCGCCACCGCCCTGCCACTGCGCCGATCCGGTCTGATCTGACGTGTAGAACACCGTTCCGGCCGCCCATGCGTTGCCCTCGGTAACCACCGGGACGATCGACGCATAGTCGAACTCGGGATAGCGAACCTCGTAGACGGTCGTTTCGAGGTTGTAGAACTGCGGAACGAGGAACCCGAGCGCGGTCTGGGCGTCGAGCTGCATATTGTCGTAGATGCCGGGCATTTGCTCGCGCTCCTGGTTAGTTGATCAGGCGCGACTTGAGCGCGACCTTGACGAGGTTGCCGTTGGTACCGTCGCCATCGAACTTGGCGTTCGGGATGCGGATATGCGTCGTGGTGGAGGTGTAGCGGCCCGTCGCCGGGTTCCAATACACGTCGCTGCCATCGGTGACGGACGCGCCGGCAGTCACCCACATGACGCCCTCGGTCATGATGTTGACGTTGGCGTACTGCGCGTACAGGTCCGCCGTTCCGCCTGCCAGCACCTGCAGCGAATGGCTGAGGATGGTGAGACCCATGAACTTCACGTTCGCCGTGTAGGTCACGTCGATATAGTACGTGTCGCCGATGGTCATCGTGCCGGCGTTCGAGATGGTGAACGTGGTGATGCCGGGGATCGTGGTGTTGGCCGACGCCACGTTGCCATGCCCGACAAGCAGACCGTCCGGGTCATAGACAGCGTAGGCCGCTGTGGCGGACGTGGCGAGCAGGATGATGGTGTATCGACCCGCCTTCGCGCCAGCCGTGATAGCGGGTTCAGCGGTGATAGTGCCGGTACCCACGTTACCAGAAGCTGCCGCAGACCCCGCGCCGGTAGCGGCGAACGTGGCGCCGACCACAACGCCATGGTCGGCAGTGCCACGGAACACGGGCTGGCCGAAGCCGACGCCTGCCGCGCTTTCGATGGTGCGGGAAATGCGGTTGGAGGTCTCGCCATTGGCAATCTGGCCGGCGAGGCCCACAGGAAGGGTAGTGCTGTACGTGCTCTGCGCAACGGCCATTTTATGGCTCCATCTCAGGGATCATTGCCAACGCCGTCGCGGCGATAGCGTCGTCTCGGTTTCAGTTCGCCTTGTCGCGCCACGCATCCGACATGGACTTGCGGCGGGCGGCATGAGCGGCTTCGGCGGCCTTGATCGCATCGCCCTGCGGGACCACGCCACGCACTGCGTCGGCGGTCTTGTTGTCGGTGACGGTCGCGCTTGCAGCGAGAGCGGTGAACGCGCCGAAAATGGCGTTGTCGTCCATGGTCGCGGCGTCGGACATGCGGTGCACCACGGCTTCCTTGCGGATTGCCGCGTCGGTCTTTCCGTCCGTGACGATGGCTGGAAAGATGCGCTTGGCAGCGTCGATCACCTTGGCGCGGGAAGCAACAGCAGCGTCGAGCTTGGCCGGGGTCATGGCAGCATCGGCTACCTGCTGGCGCAGCGCGGCGATCTCGCCATCCTTGGTCGATACGGTAGCGGTGAGCGTGCCGATCTGCGTGCTCGCAGCGGCCAGCTTGGCATCGAGGGCGTCGATGATGATCTTGGCAGCGTCGTTCACATCGACGGGCACGCCGTCGCGTACGATCTGCGTCAGCTTGATGTCAGGCATGTCGTCTCCGATCCTGAGTTCGTGGCCGCCGCGTGCGAGGCCGACGATGGCCGTGTGGTTGTGGCGGATGTTACGCTGGATTGCGTCATATTCCAAGCCGTCCTTGGTGACGCCCGCAGTCCAGTCGAAATCGCAGTTGTAGCCCTGCGAGATTTCCCGCTTGCCGCTCTCAATGGCGCGGATGGCGTCGGCGTCCATGATGGCCATGGGGACAACGAGGAAATCCCCGTCGCGCGCCACCTCGCCGCCAACCATGCCGACGCTGTACTTGCGCCAGTTGTCGGCGGTCACGGCTTCGGACGGATGGTCAACGGTCACGGGCCGATGCGCCGCAGTTGCCATGCTGTCCGCACTGAACACCTCGTCCTCGGGCCGGTAGATGCGCACGACGCCGCGATCACGCATGCCGTGCTCGTTCTTCGGGTCAACCTCGGATGGGAGATACTGCTGGATACCGGTCCGCGCGACCTTCACGGTCGCAGCCATATATCCGTCATTGGTGCGGCGTGGCGCGTCAATCGTGATGCGGTCTGTCAGGTACATGCATCGCCACATAGCACGCCATGGGCGCAATGCGCAATAAGACGGGGACGCCACTCATTGCCGGGCTATGTCACGGTCTCCACCGCCCGACGCCCCGGTTTGACGCTTGCGCGCATGAGTGACTGAGACTTCGCCTATCCCCTCGTTCGGCTCGAAAGTAGCGTCGGATATGCAGGCATGGTGCGCACGCGCACGCTACACTGTCAAGGCCCTTTGCACTGCCGTGTAGCTGATGGAACTGAGCACGGCCTGATCCTGTGCCGCCGTGCCCTTGCGCAGCCCGATGAGGCTGTTCACCGCCTGCACCTGCCCGAAAATGATCCGGTTTCGGTTGCGCAGCAGCGCCGGCCGCAGGAACGGGCGCGCGGCCATCTTGCTCGTGCCGAACTCAAGAAACGACGAATACGGCGCGCGGCTGACAACGCTGGCGCTGAGGCGAGACGGGTTCAGCACCACGTCAATGCTCAGATCAAGCTGATGCGTGTCAGCATTGGGCGCGGTGAACGGCTGCGATGGGATATGCCCCGGTCCGCTGATGGCGCCCTCTTTGATCGAGGCCGCCGCGTCGGCGCGGATCACCTCGCCAGCCTCGTACAGCGCCTTGAGCGATGGTGTCTTGATGCGCCGCATGCGCGCCAGCCGGTTGCGATGGATGCGGAGGCCGGGGTTGACCATGGCTATAGCTCGATTTGTGGAATAGCAATGCACCTGCAATTTATCGGGTTTCCGGGGGCTCCGTCGAATGGTGGCGTGTCCCATCGGAACACGTGATGGTTGCGTGCCGCGTGCACCTTGCGCACCCGGTCATCCTCGCGGGTCTGCCAGATGTAGGTTTCGATCCCGAGTTGCTGGTTACGCAGCGACGTGAGCGTGATCGATAGCCGGTGCAACTGATCGTTGGCAATGCGCCGCGCCCGCTTCTTGGTCACGCCCATGGCCGCCGCGAGCGCGTCGGTCACGTATTTCTTGTTCCGCCGGTTGGCGATGGCGTCGAATATGATCGCCTCCATCTTGGTTCTCGTGTCGGCGTTGATGGACCGAATCAGCGACACGTTCTCCCGGATGGATAGCTCGAGCGGCTCGCGGATGTCGGACAGGCGCATGTATGGCGCGATATCGACGCCCAACGCCGACTGCACAGACGATATGGTTTTGCGCCCGTGCCACTCGCCAACGCGGCTGACCCAGCGGCCCAGCTTCTCGGTCTGATAGATCAGCGTGTTGTCAGCCTTGGCGGCGGCTTGGTTCACCAGCCACTGCAACTGCATGCCGTCAGCGTCGGTGCGCACTGGCGCGGGTTGCGTATAGTCGCGTGCAAGCTCAATGGCGAGGTCTGCCCACACCCGCAAACTGTCGGCATAGATGGCATATAGGTCGTCAGCCAGCGTCCGCGTCGGGACCACAGGCCGCAGCCGTGTGGACTTGCGGCGGCCGGCCGCGCGCGCGAGGTCTGCGAGCGGGATGGGGATCATTCATCATTCGGCGCAAACAACTCCGCCGCCTGATACTCTCCGCTAGGGAGCGTGCCGAGATAGTCCGCCAGCCCCACCGGACACGCCGGATCGTCCATCATCCGGGCCGGAACCGCATGCTGGCCAGCCAGGGGGCCGATTTCGACCTCGCGCCCGGCGATGACATAGTTGGCGTCATCGTCCAGTGAGCGCGCATATCGCAGCTTGGCGTCGGTGAGCAGAATCCAGCGCATCAGATTGCCCCCACTGCGGTCAGGTATTCGCGCGCAATGTCATAGAGCGCGACGTGCTGCTCGTCGGTGAGCGCGCCACCGAGATAGGCCATGCTGATCTGATCCGCGCTAAAGCCCGCTCCGCTGCCATTCGAGTTTCGAGCCAATAGGTACATTTCACGGGGCACATTGGCCGTCGACGCAAACACGTCCGTGACCTGAGACACGCCGTTTTTCACTATCCGTACCGATGCCGCGCCGAGTCGCTCGGTTACGAATAGGCCCGGCGCCGAGGTTGCCCCGGCATAGACGACATTGGACGTGCTAACGCCGTTGGTTTTGCCCCACATCGCACCATCAGTGCGGAACTCGATGGTCGAATAGGAGTTGACCGCTACGTCGCTCGCGCCGTGCCCGCGGTTGGCGGATGCCGAAAAAGTACGCACCCATACGCCAAGTGCGGCGCTGTCCTGAACGAACTTCCCGCCCGCTGTCGATGGCACAAACCCCGTCGTCAGATAGGCGCTCGCGCCGTCGCCAGTGTAGCCGCGATCTGCCGTGAACGTCGGGCTGTTGACAGCCGCAAGGGTGTAGGACGACGAGAGCCAGTTGAGCCGCGCAATTGTGGCGTCGGCGGCAGCTTGGAACCATAGACAGTCGCCACGAGCCACCACGCCAGCGGCGCGGAGCTTCTTCAGCGTTCGGCTGATCAGCCCACGCCTGGGGGCGCCCTGCTCCGGGGACCGATCAAACAGCCCACGCGCCAGCGGGTCGTAGCCGCTCAACAGGGCCATATAGGCCGGGGCCGAAACCATCAGAGCACGATCCCGTAAAGTGTCACCTGCCGGGCGACGGCAGTCGCGGTAAACCCGGCGAGCGTCTGCAACCGCGCCCACAGGCTGGACGTGGTGAGCCGCACGTCAAAGTCCTGATAGGGCGTCCGCACGAACAGCGCCGCGCCGAGGTCCACCGGCGTTCCGATGGCCATCGCGCCGCGATAGGTCGTCAAGTCCCCGCTCGCCAGCGTCCACGCATCATTGTCGGCCTGCGCGCTGGGCTGGGTCGCGGAGTATGTCTGCAACTGGTAGCCGGCCTCCGACGCCTGCAACGCCGTCGCGTCGATGCGAAGCAGACTGTCCAGCACCCGCACCACCGACCCCGCCGGAATGGCCGTGCCATCCGCGAAGGTGAAGGCGAACTCGCCGCTTGCGCCGATAATGTCATTGGCGGAATAGGCCGCAGCCGCTGGCGTGAATGAAGCGGTGGCGTAGCAGCCTGCCGCCCCAAGCACGGGAAGCGGATTGGCGCGAGAGATGGGGCCTGCCCCGTCAAGACCCGCCATGACGGCGCGCACCAGTTCAGCGGCCTGCAACCGACCATCGGCGTCGAGGTAGCGGAATACGTCCTGCAATGCGGTAATGGCCATGTCTCAACTCTCCGTGTGTTCGATGGTGCCGGGGTCTTTGACCTCCTCGAACACCTCAGGCCCAAGCTCTATCGGGCCGCGATACGGCTCGATTGTCCGCAGATCAACGCCAGCGCCGTCATACGTGATGGTGACGTGCGGCTGGTATTCCGGGAAATCCCATGACGCGCCAGCCTCGCGGATGGCCATGTGACGCCATGCCAGTTCCGTCGAATTGAACAGCAGCGCCACAGCGCCCTTGTCGCCAAGCGGCTCGACTAGTCGCGCGCCACCGGCTGGCACGGTCATCTTGCCGTCCGCCTTGCCAATGGACCACTCCGCAGGCACCTTCATCCAGTCAATCGGCGTGGTGCTATGCGCAATGGTGACGTGCATGTCATCGACGGTCGCGGCAAACCCCTGCTTCGCAGCCCATGCCTTGATCGCGGCGGCGTTAACCACGTCGCGCCGCACATACAGCGTGCGGGGCGCGGCGTCGGTGACTGGTGCGGGCGGCGTCACCGGAACCGGATCCACCACAGGCTCCGGGTCAGGTTCGTCCAGCATGTCCGGCATTTCACCAGCGGCGTCAGCATCGGCGTAGGCGTTATCCGCGCCCGGCCACTGCCCGCGCTCGATGATACCGCCGCGCACCATGGCAGTGAGCGCCGTGTCCGGGATTACGCCCATGTTGGCGTATTTCTCAGCCGTGTCGGCAAACACCTTCTCAACGTCCGCCGATTCCTTTTCGCTCATCTGATAGAGCGGGTTCCACTCGACATACGCCTCAGGCGGCACGGCCCCGAGCGTGGATGCGAGCAGGGCCATATCGAGCGGGCGGAGCGTCGGCGCGAGGTCGGTTTGCTGGCCGGCGCGGATGCGGTCGTAGTAGTTTCGCAAGTCGCTTTCGCCCGTTGCGTTCATGCCCTGTGGCGAGCGGCCGAGCAGGCGCGTGGCAGGGATATCAGCCTTACCGGCCATGATCATCAGGGCGTTGTTCTGGATATCGGTCAGACCCTGAAACGTCAGGGTTTTCTGCTCGTACTCGTCTTCGCCGTCCAGCATGAGCGCGTTGACGGACGATTTCAGCGTCATGATCGATGACCACCGACGCGCCAGCAGGGTCTCGTATTCAGCCGTCGCGATGTTGCCCATCAGCCCCTTGATGCGCACCACGTCAATCTTGGCTTCATCCACCAGCGCTGCAACGCCGGCCGCGATCTGGTCCGCCTTGGACACGGCATCGCGCATCTCGATCCAGAGGCTTTCGCCCCATCCATCGTAATATCGGCGGTCGCGGATGGGACTGCCGATGAACCGGATGACGCGCGACGGGTGCACGCGGGTCGCGGCCATGTCGGTGAGCGTGTAATACTCAGGCCCACCATGTGAGGGCGACATGGGGTTGTTATCGCGCGGGCCGGGCGATACCTCCCAACGGCTCAGCACCGTCACGAATTGCAACGCCCCGCGCGCGACCGGACCGAGCGGCTGCGATGGGTCTTGCCCGGCAACGCCCATCAGCAGCAGCGCGCCACCATCTTTGCGGGCGAGGATGCGCGCGTCCCGCACCTTGCGGCGGATGTCGAGACGCTTCTCTGTCTCATCGACGGCCGCGACCTGCTTCGTGTCCAGCCCCATCCACGTCCGCCACTCGCGAACCTCGTCGAAGGGAGGGATATCTACGATCTTGCGGAACCATGACGTGCTGTAGGCCGCGTCTATGTCGGCATAGTCGGCCCATGTCGTCTGGTAATGCCCATAGCGCGACTTGTCGGACGCCGTGCCGATGCGAGACGCGAAATTCACGAACCCATCCGCGAGGAATGGCGTGCTGCCGGCAGGCACTCGGATGATGGGCTTGTTCATGCCGGCATTGGTAGCATGGCGCGCGGCAATGAAAAAGCCCCGGCGCGGGGCAAGCGCCGGGGCTGGTGTCAGCAACAAGGAGGTCGCGCGTGAGCGCACTGATCATGTATCAGGCTCACAGCGCCGACGCAAGGTCATACCCCTCGCCGGGGATCGGGAACATCAGCATCACAACCATGTCGGCGAGGTTCGGGGATTCGCTGCCGCCCGGCTTCTTGTCCACCACGATCTTGGTCGTTGTCGTGCCTTCCTTGCGGGCGGGCTGCGTCAGCTCCTTTACCAGTTGCAACGCCGTGTCCATGCCGATGCTGTCCGTGTCGATAGAGAACAGTTCGTCGGGGTGATATGGGCATGGCTCGCCAGCCTTGATCGCCGCAATGGCCTTCATGGTTTTTTCGCACCTGGTGCGCATGCTCCACCACGCTTGCGCTTTCAGGTTCGCGTACTGCTCCGCATTGGTCGGGCTATCAGGATCGTTCGGATCGATATGCGCGTCAGGCCACAGCACGCCACTGCCCGCATTCCACGCGATGAACCGCATGCCGCGCGGCAACCGCTCCGGGTTGCCTTCCGGTAGCGCGGCAAGGCGGTTGGCCTCGGATTTCACGCCCGCCCCGACGCCGACGCTATCGTACTGGATATCGAGCCACCCCAGATCACGGAACCACGCAACGCAACGCCGCGTCGTGTCGCCAGTGTCGCCGGTATGCCAGTGGTCCGCCCGGCGCAGCACCACGTTGCGAGCCGCGCCGGCCGCGTGTCGGTCGCGGCCCTCGTCTGCAGGGTCGATGGCCGCGCGCCACTTGCCTCGGTCCATACCGGGGATGACGCGATGAGCGTCAAGGCACGATCGAGCGAAGGCGTCGGGGATGATGGTGCCAGTGATGGCCGCGCCATAGACGCGGTTGATTTCCTGATCGTGGATATGCAACAGGCCGATGGCTTCCTTCTCGGCCCGCTGGTTATCGTACCATTCCTGAGTGTGAAGCGGGTTTTCGCGCCAGTCCATGATGAACACGTTGGCGCGGTCCTTCACCATCGGCTGGCCGGGTTTCCAGACGACGCCTGCCTCGCGCTTGCGGTGGAACACGTTGCCGACGCCGAACACGGACGAGATATCGACGCGGACGTTGGTGTTATTGCCGAGTGCGGCTTCGATGGCCTCGGGGTGCGCGAGGTGCGCGGCCTCGTCAACGAAATAGGCGAGCGTGCGACCGCCGCGACCGATGTTGTCGCCAATCTCCCCGATGATGGATGCGCCAGTTTCGGGGTTCAGGATGCGCATCGATGTCATGTGCAGCTTGGGGTTGAACCCGACTGGCCAGAACTCCCGCGGCAAGCGGCGGATAATGTCGCGCATCTTCTCAAAGATGGATTTCGGATCGCCCAACTGGTCAACCAGCGTCGACGATCGCGAGCCCCATCCGATGGCTGCGCCGGGGATGAACCGCCATGCCCATACCGAGTAGGCGCACGCCACCCACGTTGCGCCCATGTCGCGGGATTTCTCCACCAGCCCGTTCGCAGCGGACGTGACGAGCTGGTGGAGATATTGCACGAACTCCCGCTGGCGCGGGAACAGCACCATCGGCATGTAGACCAGCGCATCCGGGTCCATGGCGTTGCGCGGGTTATATGTGTCGCACCAGTCGTTGATCCACTCGACTGGCATGGTGCGGTAGTATTCCAGCGCGCCAGCCAGCATGTGCTTGTGCTTGCGCATGCCGAGCAAGCGGCCCTGTCGCCAGCGGTAGACCTCGACGTAATTGGGCGGAGTTGAGCCGCTCCACTGGCGGGCGTTGGTGGTCATCAGTCCTTGCTGCCCGAGATGAGAGCAATCAGCAAGATCAGGGTTATGATGCCGAATATGACGGTGCCGGCGATAGATGCGATCAGGATGGTCATGGTCTGACCTTGCGTTCCATGCGGGTCATGACTTGCGCCCATGAGCGGCGCGGGCGGCGTATATGCGGGATAGGCCCCGGCTGATACGCTTGGCCGTGAGCGTGAACGCTTCGTAATATGGATAAGGCACCCTAGACTTTCGCGCCGTGTGGTTCGAGATCAAGATTTTCTCAAAATCCACCGCTGCCTGTGCCGACTGGATTGCGCCTTCCGCGATCTGCGCCCGGCGGTGCATCTTCCGCAGCGCTACTTTCAGACGCTCATTTTCGGATTCTAGTTCGGTAGCGCTCACCGTGTTCATGTCGCTCATTCACCCCTCCAGTTCTGAGAGGGCGGCACGGGCGCGGATGGCGGCCATGATCTCCTTGATCGTCGTCCACGGCACATCAACGCGCATGTAGTCGTCCTCACCATCTTCATTGGTGAAGTCTACAGTGAAGCTGAATTCGCCGATGTAAGCGGCTTTGGTTTCGCCGCTTGGGGTGAGTGCCTCCACCGCCTTTGCGAGGCGGCCTTCGGCGGCGTCGGCGCGGGCTAACGCGTTTGACGCGGCTCTGGCCAACCGCTGGTGGTCGCCATCTTCGTAAGCGATCATAACTGTCTTCGGATCGCGCTCGACAATCCCCACCAAGCGAACCCTCTCCAGCTCTAGCTCCCTCTCTATCTCTGCGGCGTCGAGGGCGTCGGCCGCAAGAAGGCAAAGGGCCATCGCCATATCGGTGTCGGATTGTACCTTCGGCTCACCCATTTCGAGCGCCATTGATGTGAACCCGATAACCTCCCCGAGGCCGCCGGTTCGCAGGTATTCGAGGGATGACCTCACGCCATCTGGCAGGTTGTCGGTTGATCGTTCCTTGGTGAGCGTGGTCACAGCATCCCTCCGATGAGCATGATGAAGCCGACAACCGCGCCCATGACGGCAACGGCGCGGTCGAGAAGGTCTTCGAAGCGGGTCATTTGCGCGCCCTCCACGCCACCAGCCACGCCTTGAGCGTGTATTGCTTGCCCGGCCCATCGTCGCGCCACCCATGCGCCCGATGCGCGTTCTCATGCACGGCCACCATGCGCGCCATGTCGCGGCTCATTCCGGCGCACACCACGATATGCCCGGCATCGGCGCCGTAGGCCATGTTGGCGATCATGTCGCCGTCAGCAAGCCACGCCCCGAGCAGGTGGCAGTCGCGGTTCTCCCGCACGCCACGGTCAAGCGGCAGATGCCGCATGGCCGCGTACAGCTCGCCAATCCGCTCGCATGACACGTACCGGACCGCGCTGGCAGGCGGCTGCGTCCACATCGATGGCAGCGGCATCTTGAGCGTGGTGCCGGGCGGCATATCGCGGCAGTCGCGGCCTGCAGCATCGGTCGCGGCCAAGGCCAGCAGCGCGGCGATGAGCGCGGCGATGCGACGGGTGCGGGTAATGGGCTGCAGCTCGCTCACGGCCGCCCCCATCCAGCGATGGCGAGGGCTACCAGTCCCGCGACGATGGCCATGACGCCAAGCGCGCCAAGCACGCCAAGCACGCCAAGCACGCGCCCCGACGCCTCGCTGACGGTGCATCCGCCGCTACCGTCGTCCCATGCGGCCATGTGGCCGTCATCGTCGTCATGCATAGTCAGTCTCCATTGTTGCAGTCACCACAGGCGCACGGATGGCGCGCCGTGTCAATACGCCGATCTCATCTCATCGCGGTCATCCCGCATCCGATCCGGGTCCGGCTGGCCCATCTCCTCCCATGCATCCCAATACCGGTCCTCGCGCCAGCGCAGGTTGTCCAGGTACTCCAACGCCTGCCTGAGATTGCTGGCAATGCCGTTGTCGATGGCGTGACCGACGAGTTCGCGGATGGTGCGCAGGTCCATGGTTGCCTCACGCGCTGAACTGGATTGAGCAGAAGTCGATGCAGTCGCGGTATTTGCCGCGCGCCATATAGAGCGACCCATCGGCGCCCATGGTGATGAGTGCGCGCGACTTCGGCTTGACGTCGCAATAGGTGCGCGCCGTTCCGATGCGCACAAAGCCGCCAACATCCCAGCATGCGTTCATGCGCGCCATGATCTTGCGCCCGCGCTGGAGATTGAGAAACCGGCCTGCCTTCATCTGGTCGTTGGTCATGTCACTCATTCCCCATCCACATGCGGGACCAGACCGAGCGCAGCCGCAGCGCGCTCAAGCAGCTGGCTAGCATGTTCGGCGCTGCCAACATGGCCCCAGTGAGCCTCGTCCGGACTGACGCCCATGTGATCATCGACAACGTGGGTGCGCAGCATGTCGATCAGCGCTTCCATGCGAGCGCGGTGTCCGATGAGTGCGTCGGCTGCGGTGCGGTTGGTCATTTGCGTTCCCCATTGTTGACAGGAACACAGTCGCACACCTTGCGCATACCGTCAAGCGACTAGTTGCATTATTTTCGCGAATAGTCGGGCAGGCTTTGCGCTCCCGGCGCCGGCCTGCAACGCGCGAGCGTTTTAGAAGGCCGCAGGCTGGCGTTTGCGTCTCAGGCTAGGGTTATACCAGACACGCCACGGTTTGCCACCCTTACCCCGTTTCCGTTGAAGCACTAGCCTATTCGTCGATGATGGATGCCTGCCACAGGCGCGCAGCTTCCTGCGGGTCCATTTCGGAGGTGATAACCTCGACTGGTCCGCCGGTCGGGCCGAGATGCCGCACGCGGTCGTCCATGATGCCCAGATGCTTGCCAAGGTCGGCAAGGGCGGCGCGCTTGTCATGCAACTTGATGGTGATGCTGCCATCCTGGTTCTGGCGGATTTCCTTGATGGCCGACGCCATCTCGTCGCTGATGGCATCGCTCGATTTGAGCCGGACGGTATTCGACACGATCTTGCGGACGACGAGCGTCTCACCGCCATCGTCGTTATCTTCCTCGGTCTCTGTCGTCGTGTCCCACGCCATGAGTTCGCGTGGATCGGCGAACGCGATCGATTTCAGCTCGCGCACAACCATATCGGCCGTGACCATTGCCTCTTTTTTGCGCAAATCCAGCCCAAACTGGATTGCTGCATAAACTTTAGGCTTTCGCTTGCTATCGCTGACAGGCGCGCCCGTCGGCGGTGTTGTCCACAGATAGGCCGTGGTGATGGCCATCTTCTGCGAATATCCGGCCTTCAATGCACTCTGTCGGACATTCAGGGTCCGCAGGTACTCCAGCACGAAAATCTGCTCCCGGTCATCAAGCCCGTCGAGCCAGTTTTCCGCAGTGATTTCAGTGTTCTCAGCCATACCCATCCCTACCCCATCCGCCCACCGACAGGCAACTGTAACGGCCTGTTGCGCTTTGATACGCCTAATTCACCTGCAAAATAAAGGCCGTACCGGAAAATCGCATTTGTACCGAAATTCTGGAAGCGCACCCATATGTGCGCATATGTGTGCATGCGTGTATGTGTGCGCACACACATGCGCGAGCGAGCGCGCACACTAGGTGCATCATTTTGTTACGTTTGATACCCCCTATACACACACATCACATAACCTATTGAAATATATATAGGAAAGCGCTACGGAAGCCCGTATCAAACCGCGTAACAATCCCGTGTCAATTGTTTCGGTTTGCAGGCCGGTTTTAAATGTGTCACTGTGTGAATAAATTTGGAGCCTGCACGCCATGATTATCGAAGATATCCCGGTCATCGCGCCAGTTCGTGGCGGCGGTTTGACGAACACACTGAGGTCAATGAATGTCGGCCAATCCGTGCTGGTTGACCTATCATATCAATATATACATGCCACAATCCGGCAAGCCGGAAGATCGGTCAAAAATCCGCTTGTCGGGCAGTTCGCCATCGTACCGGAAGGCAGAAAGTTCCGCGTCGGTCGCGTAGGCTGACGCCATGCTTGACCACGCACTCGCCTACGCCGCCATGGGCTGGCAGGTCCACCCGCTCGCGCCACGCACGTCCAAGCCTGCGACCAAGCACGGCTTCAAGGATGCCACCGCCGACCCTGCCACCATCCGCGCCGCATGGGCACGCTCACCGCGCCGCAACATAGCCGTGCGCACATGCGCCGCGTCGGGGATCTGGGTGCTGGATAGCGACGATGGCGGCGAGGATACGCTCGCATCGCTGGTGGCGATCAACGGTCCGCTGCCCGCATGCCCGACACAGCGCACGCCACGGGGCGGTGTGCACCGCATATTCGCATGGCCTGCAGATGGCGACATCCCGCGCCGCATCCGGTTCGCGCCCGGCCTCGACGCGCTGGGGGAGCGCGATGGGGGGAAGGGCGGGTATTTCGCCGTAGCCCCGTCCGTCCGCGACGATGGCGCGTATGAGTGGATGGTGCATCCGCGCGACGTCGCCCCGCCACCTGCCCCGCAATGGCTGGTGGATATGGTCCGCGACACTGGCAAGAGCCCACGCCCAGCCGACATGCCGACCATGCAACCCGTGCGCAGCGGCGCCACCACGCCATATGGGCGTAAGGCGCTGGACGCGCTGGTGGCTGAGGTCGCGGCGTGCCCACCTGGTGGGCAGAACGACACGCTATATCGTCGCAGCGTGCGTGCCGGGTCGCTGGCCTATGGCGGCTCCATTGCCGAGCGCGAGGCATACACCGCCATGGTCGCGGCGGGGTGCGCCATGGCCAATCAATCCGGGCGCCCGGCATGGACACAGGCTCAGGTCGAGGACGTGGTGCGCCGCGCGTTCGCGTTCGCTGCGCTCGATCCGACGCCCGCGCCATCCCGCCCGCAGCGCGCCGCACCAGCGCCACTACCGGCCACAGCCCACACGCCCATACCTGCCCACGACCCCGACACTGGCGAGGTAATCGAGGACGACGCCGTGTCACCAGACGCCATGGACGGGGCATATCCACCACCAGCCTTGCCGGACAACGAGCCGTCACCGCAACCAGCCGCCCCGCAAGGCGAGCGTCCGCCATTCGTCGCACTCGGGTATACCAAGCAAGGCTACTGGTACCTGCCGCGCGGCAAGGGGCAGGTGGTCTGCCTCACCGCGGCGGAGCACACCAAGTTGCGCCTGATGGAGCTGGCGCCGCTCGACTGGTGGCAACGCATCGCGCCGGACGGCAAGCTGACCAAGGAGACATGGGAGGCGTACGCCAACAGCCTGATGCGGCAATGCGAGGCGGCAGGCATATACGACGAGAGCCGGGTTCGTGGGCGCGGCGCGTGGGTGGATGGCAGGCGCATTATCGTCCACACAGGCACCGAGGCGCGCATCGGTGACGAGACCGTGCCGCTGCACGCCGTCGCCTCGCGCTACGTGTACGAGGCCAGCGCGCCATGGGCGTTCGGGTTCGGCGACCCAGCGACGGGCGCCGAGGCGCATCGGCTGGCCGACATATCCGGCCGGCTGACATGGGATGACCGGCTGAGCGCCGCGCTCATGGCCGGATGGTGCGTGATAGCACCGGTCAGTGGCGCGCTGCACTGGCGCTCGCATATCTGGATAACCGGTCCGTCCGGCTCCGGCAAATCAACCGTGGTGGATATCATCAACCGGATCGTCGGGCCTGCCGCACTACGGGCTGACGGCAAGACGACTGAGGCCAGCATTAGGCAGCGCATGGGGTATGATGCGAGGCCCGTCATACTTGACGAAAGCGAGGCGGAGGACGCTCAATCGTCGGGGCGCATGCAAGGCGTTCTCGACCTCGCGCGCGTGGCATCGAGCGGAGGCGAGATCAGCAAAGGCGGGAGCAACCACAGGTCCGTCACGTTCATCATCCGATCGTGCTTCTGCTTTTCGTCCATCAACACGTCAGTGCGCCACCGGGCCGATGAAAGCCGCATATCGAGGCTGGTGCTGCGGCCCAATACAGCGCCGGACGCCGACGCGCACTATCAGGGACTGGTGCGGGATATCGATGCATGGCTTACCGAGGAATATGCCTCGAGGCTGTTTGCGCGGACGGTGCGGAACCTGCCAACGCTGCTCCACAACGCTGGCGTGTTCACATCCGCCGCCGCCGTGGCGTTCAGATCCCGCCGCGCGGCGGACCAAATCGGGCCGATGCTGGCCGGGTACTACCTGCTCCACAAGACCGACCGCGTGACGCCGGAGCGAGCTGCGGAGTGGATCGCATCGCAGCATGGATGGAGCGAGTACCTCGCCATCGGGTCCGAGACCGACGAGCAGCGCCTGTTGCAGTACATCATCGGTCGCAAGGTGCGGGTGTTCCTGACGCATGGCCCGGTGGATATGACCATCGGAAGTGCCATTGAGGAGGCACGTATGGAGCCGGATCGCGGTCCGCACCGCATGGCGCTGGGGATGGTGAATATCAAGGTGACGCCCGACCTGATCGCCATCAGCGATAGCGCGCCATCGACGCGCGACCTGTTCCGGGACGCGCCGCAATGGCAGGCAGACTGGAAACGCCCGTTGCGCATGCTGCCAGGCGCGTTCCGCTCGCACTCGACCGAGCGGTTTCCGGGCGGAGGCGTCAGCCGCGCCACGTGGTTGCCGTATGGCTTGCTGGACGGGAGTTATGTGCCGGAGGCGAGCGAGTGAGATACCTCAGCGTATGCAGCGGCATTGAAGCATTCTCGGTCGCAGTTGACGGCATGGGATGGACGCCTGCCGGGTTCGCGGAAATCGAGCCGTTTCCATGCCACGTGTTGGCGCATCGGTTCGATGCCACGCCGCCGCGCGTATTGCCGGCCGGCAAGTCGCGGAAACCGTTCCGGCGCATGCGGGATGGCGGATCGGTGGTGAACCATGGGGATTTCACCGCTATCGACCCGACAACGATCGGGCATGTCGGATGGCTTGTCGGCGGCACGCCATGCCAGTCGTTCTCGTTCGCCGGGTTGCGCGGCGGACTGAAGGACGCGCGCGGCAACCTGACGCTGGAATTCGTGCGGCTTGCGAGGGAGATGCAGGATGGAAACGGACTGGCCGGACTTCTTTGGGAGAATGTCCCCGGAGTTCTCAGCGACAAAACCAACGCCTTCGGATGTTTCCTGGGAGCACTTGTCGGGCACGATGACGCCCTGGTCTCACCGTTCGGGCGACGGTGGCCTGACGCAGGTATGGTTGCCGGGCCAAGGGCACGGCTCGCTTGGCGGGTTCTCGACAGTCAATATCTCGGAGTGCCCCAACGACGCCGTCGCGTCTACGTTGTCGCAGATACTGGAGGCGGACAGTTCGACCCTGCAACCGTACTTTTTGAGCCAGAAGGCATGCGCCGGGATACTCCGCCGCACCGAGGCAATAGGCAAGACGTTGCCGGAACCATTAGCGCGCGCACTCATGGCGGCGGCGGACTTGGAACCGATTTCGACCTAGATGGAGGCATCGTCGCGCCGACATTGAATGCCGCATTTGGCAGCAAGCTTGGCCTTGATAACCAGCACATTGATAGCGGCGCTGGAATGTTTGTCACCCACTCCCTCCGCGCCGAAGGCCACGATGCGAGCGAGGATGGAACCGGGCGCGGCGTGCCGTTGGTGGCATTTGATGCCAAAGGCACGCAGGTGCAATTCACCACGGACGGCAAGCATCCGCCACTTCGGTCCATGTCTGCATCTGGCTCGCACGCGAACGCTGGTGGCCATGCCGCAATCGCATTTGACCTGCGAGGCCGCGAAGGCGGTGCCATGCCCGAAGGCGAGCACGATACCGCCAACATCCGCGCCAGTTCCGGCGGATCGTCGCGAAGCTATGTCGCGTCGTCCGTAGTCCGCCGCCTCACGCCAACCGAGTGTGAGCGGTTGCAGGGCTTCCCTGATGGCTGGACTGATGTGCCATACGGCACGCGCAACCGGACGCCTGACGGTCCGCGCTACAAGGCGCTTGGCAACTCGTTCACGGTCGATACCATCCGCTGGATAATGCGCCGCGTAGACGCCTCGCTACAGGGCAAGCGCATGCCGGTAGCGCAACAGTAGCCGCGACCTACGCGACCCGCCCATACGGTCATGCAAAATCTTCTAACTAGTCGCTTGACACTCATTGCGGCATATGCGACATAGTGAGTGTCAACAAATGGAGACCGACATGAGCAACCCCATCGCAATCGCCCGCCTTGAAGCTCGCGGCTCGCGCCTGATGGCGCGTGACATTCGCGCTCAGGCTGATCGCGTTGTCATTGATAGCGCCAAGGCCGCATCGCTGTATGCGATGGCTCGCGATTACGCGACCCGCGCCGCGACGGTCGAAATGCTTCTGGCGAATGCGTGAGGCGCCTAGCCCAATATCGCCAATGCATCCTCTACAGACCGCGCGATCCCGGCCTTGCCGCCCGCGCGGTTCACTGCATCCACGAATGCGATCTGCTCCG